CGGGCGCAGCGCGGGGCCGAGGCGGCCGTGGTGGGGGACAACGGCGGCCAGCCGGTGCCGACGCTCGACGAGCTGATCGAGGTATGGATAGTGGTGCACCGGCCGGTGGCCAGCGCGGCGCACATCCGCAGTGTGGATAAGTTCCGGCGCCTGCACATGTACGACCTGGGCGAGCGCCGCATCGATGCGATCACCACCGCCGACGTCGAGCTGGCGCGCAACCTGCACCTGCAGGACCACAAGCCGGCCAGCGCGAACCACTGGCTGCGGATCCTGAAGCTGCTGACCATGTGGGCGGTGAAGCGCGGCACGCTGGCGGCGCCGCCGTGGCGCGTGCCGATGCTGAAGGTGCAGAAGCGGCCGCGCGCCATCCTGCCGCTCGATGTGGCCCGTACCTGGTTCGATGCCGTCGACGACGCCGCCAAGCGCATGCCGGCGATCGCCACCGCGGTGCGCCTGATGTTCGGTCTGGGCCTGCGCGAGAGCGAATGCGCTACGGCTCGCTGGGAATGGGTGGACTGGCAGCGCGCCACCTACACGCCCGGCATCACGAAGGGCAGGGAGGCGGAACCGGTGCCGATGCCCGCTTGGCTGCTCGAGCACCTGACGCCGCAGCGCCAGGCCCAGGGCCTGATCGTGGCGAAGATCGACGGCCAGGAGTTCAAGAGTGGCTTCGCGCGCCAGGTGATGCGCCGGGCCAACGCGACCTGCGCCCTCAAGGGGATCACGCCCCACCGCCTGCGCGGCACCTTCGCCACGCTGCTGTCCGAGGCCGGCGTGCCGGTGCAGACCATCCAGCGGGTCATGCGCCACAAGAGTCCGGTCACGACGATGGGCTACCTGGAGAAGAACCTCGAGCTGGCCGCCCGCGCTGCCGAGCAGATCGGTGCAAATGCCGGGTTTATGCGGCGCGAAAGTGGCGAGCAGCTTTGAATACGGCCCGTAAATCCAAGGGTTACGGATGATCAAGAGTCATCGGAAATAGCCCAGCCGGGCGCCCGATGCGACGGCCCACCGCGCGCCGACATGCGCGGAACATCGAAGGGGATGAAATGGAACTATGGGGATATTTGGCAGCGTCGGCCGCCGTGGTCGCGATTATTGTTTGGCGAGTCAACCTGCAGCGCCAAAAACAGATGCGCGAGATGCAGGAGCGCTGGGAAGCGAGCCGGCGAGAAAGCGAACGTCATTTGAAGAGCACCCTCGAGCGGTTGGGGGCTAGCTCAGCCTCAAGATCGAGGCGCACGCCACTGGCAACCCAAGCCACATCCGCTACTGCAGAGCACACACACCGCATCATCGACCCTTTGCCAACGGCAGCGTATTGGGGTTCGCTCGACGGCGGGGGCGCGTGCGACAGCTGGGCGGCAAGCAGCAGCTCGAGCTCTGATTCCGGTTCGAGCAGCTGCTCGTCTGACTAAGTGTCGCTGGCGATCGACAACCGAAATATTTACTGGTGCGGATAGGAAATTTCCTGTCGGAACGCGGAGAATAGCTGTGTTTATTCACAGGAGACCCCATGTCCACCATCGCATCGCTCGGCATCTTCAACGGATCGCCCCTCCGTCGTGTTCGTCGCGACGAAGTGGCGAAGCAGGCCTTCGACAAACCCGACCCATACGCTACCTGCATGGCCTGCTGGGTCGACTTCATGCGAGCTGACGACCGCGACCTCGGCACCGCGGGCGGGAAATTGCAGGGAGACGGCATCGACGAACGTGATGTGCACGAGCGCCAGCGTGCTGCCGACTTGAAGGTGGGCGAGAGCGTAAACGCCATGGTCGAGAGCCTGTCGCAGCTGCACCGCTGGGCCATCTATAAGAGCCATGGCATTGCCCGAGCACTGGGCGATTTTTCACGTCCAGAGAAAAGCAAAGCCCGCCACCTCGGCGGGCTTTGTCGTTTACGTCCCGCGATAATGAATGCTGAGCTGGCGTCGGCCAGAGCAGGCGAGCGCACCCCAGGCGCGCCACGCCGCCGGACGCTGTAACCGGCAACGAATGTCTCCTCCAGGTTGTCAGCCTGGTTCGCCGCCCGCTGCAGTGATGCGCTGGCGGCTTTTTTATTCCGTTCGAAAGGATCGCCATGGGCGCCGATACCAAGAGCAATGACATCACCATGGACATCAAGGTCGACACGTCCGGCCTGGAGAAGGCGGTGCTGCTGATGGAGCGCCTCGCTGCTGCTGCCGAGCGCGCCTGTGACGCCATCGTCACGTTCAATGGCGCAGCGGTGGCCGCCGACGTGGTCACCTGCGAGCTCGAGGTGGATGATACCCAGCGCGCAATTCTGGGCGAGCTGCAGGCGATCCGCAAAGATCTCGCTGACCAGCGCGCCTTCGAGACGGTCGAATGCGCGGCCTCGCTTGTGGACATGCTCAAGCCATGAGCGGCGCCGGCGAATTGATTTGGCTGCGCTTCGTGATGCAGCTGCTGCGTGAAGACGCCGCGATCGATCAAATGCGAGCGAAAGCATGAGCGAAGACGTCACCGCCTATCGTGACCTGGTGATCCGCTGCGTGCTGGGCTCCGAGCCAGCGATGCTGGCAAAAGAACATGACCCAGCTGCGCTGGAGAGCATCTGTCGCCGCCTCGCAGACTCAGCGGAAGCAAAGCGGCTGCTGTGCGCGAAGGGCTATGCCCATCCCGCGCAGTCCCTGGCCGATGTAGTCCGCGCACTACCAAGCGCGAAGGTGGACTGATGGTCTGGGGTTCGAAGTCGCGGCACGAACGCGGCTATGACAGCGCTTGGGTCAAGGTGCGCAACCAGGTGATGGAGCGCGACAGTGGTCAGTGCCAGCCGTGTAAGCGCGCCGGCCGCATGACGCTCGCCCGCGCAGTCGACCACATCGTCAGCAAGGCGAAGGCCGCAACGCTGCGGTGGACGCGAGCGCAGACCGATCACCCATCCAACTTGGAAGCTATCTGCGACCCCTGTCACGCGGTGAAGACGGAGGCAGAGCAGGGGAAGACGAAGCGCGTGAAGCGGGCGGCGGGGCCAGATGGCTGGCCGGTTTGATGTATTGAGAGAAACATTTCTCTAGTGAAAATGATTACTCACGTGAAATAGTGCCGGGGGGCATCAAATCTCTGGAGCCTTCACTCGAGGGGACCGGCTCCCCCCTCCGTGTGCACAACCGCGAAATGAAACTTTTTTTCTGGGACTGAAATCATGGCCGGGAGGCGCCCTACACCGACCGCGCTCAAGCTGGTCAAGGGCAACCCCGGCAAGCGCGCCATCAACAAGAAGGAACCGAAGCCGCGGGCGAAAGCGCCATCGTGCCCGGCCCACCTGAGCACGAAGGCGAAAGCGGTCTGGCGAAAGCTGTGCACCCTGCTCGGGAAGATGGGGGTGATGACCGAGGCCGATGGCCTGGCGCTCGAGCGGCTGTGCGACTGCTACGCCGACATCTTGGCGTGCCGCGAATTGATCGAGCGGGATGGACGCACCTACACGACCATCGACCAGAACAGCAACACCCTGATCAAGAACAACCCCGCGGTCAATCAGCTGCGCGCCGCCGACGCCCAGTTCAAGAGCTACCTGGTCGAGTTCGGCCTGACGCCGGCCGCGCGATCGAAAGTGAACGTGGATCTCGATGACGAAGAAAAGGACGACCCGATCGGCAGCTACTTCAGCTGATCCTGTCACCGAGTACGCTCGCGAGGTCGTCGCCGGCACCCGGATCGCCGGGCCCCACGTGCGCGACCAGTGCGCGCGCCACCTGCGTGATCTGGAGGAGGGCAGTGCGCGAGGGCTGGTCTGGGACCTCGACGCCGCGCACAAGGCGATCGGTTTCTACCAGGACGTGCTGAAGCTGAACGGCGGCGACTTCGAGGGCCAACCCTTCATGCTGCTGCCTTGGCAGAAGTTCGTGGTCGGCAGCATTTTCGGCTGGAAGACCGACGACGGCTACCGGCGCTTCCGTGTGGTGTACGTCGAGACCGCCAAG